TGGAAAATAATCCATTGTCTGTTAGAATGTTTCAGTCCGCTAAGACCACCCTCAATCGTATTAATAACATTCACTGCCTAGAGTCTTTTCTTTATTCACATTACCTTGGACTCGCTGGTCGCGTTGACTGCATTGCAGAATTTGATGGCGAACTTGCTGTTGTTGATTTTAAAACCTCCACTAAGGAGAAAAGTGAAGAGCATATCGAGCACTACTTTGTGCAAGAAACTGCCTACGCTGCAATGTTTCTAGAGCGCACTGGCATAGAGGTAAAGAAAATTGTCACACTTATCGCTGTTGAAGACGGGTCTACTCAGGTGTTTCAGAAGTACAATCTTGATGACTATTTACAATTACTTAAAACCTACATCGAAGAGTTTGCAAATGCCAAAGGATAATCCTGAGGAGAAGTTTATGACAGCAGCTCGATTCTCCATGGAGATTGAGACGTTAGTCAAGACTAGCAATGGGTTGATCACTTATGTCGAAGCGGTAGTAACTTACTGTCAAGAAAACGACATTGAGTTGGAGACTGTACCCAAACTGCTATCTAAACCTCTAAAGGAAAGACTGCGACACGAAGCACAACGATTCAATTTTATTAAAAAAACATCTAAAGGAGTTTTGCCATTGTGACTGGGTTTGAAGTGTATAAGATGTATATCGCATTAAAAAATCACTTCAACAAAGACACATACGACTACATAAAGTATCGTGGCAAGACGCGAGCAAGTGAAAAATCTTTTCATGGACGTAACGATGTTTACTTCTTTAAAAAATTAGGGACAAAGTATTCTGAGTCAGAAGCACTCGATTACTTTGTCTCTAATTTTATTGTTGATCAGAATGGTTACATCCGTAATTTTTCTGAGACAAATTATAAACAGTGGAAGACTCACCAAGAGTCATTCACGTACAAGTTTGAGCAAGACGTAAGTCTTCTCCTTGATGATGTCGATCCTCCATATGAGACAGCGTTTGAGAAAATATTCGCTGCCAAACAAGGACAGCATCCCATCATCATTCAACGCTACCTAGCAAACGATATATCATTAGAAACTCTTGTTGTATTTGAAACTTGTCTTGGTTTTATATCACGTTTGAATAAGATACTCACCGACCCTTTATGGAAAGAGGTCTCGATGAGAATTCAGAAGTATTCTCCTTTCCTGAATATTGATTGCAAGAGGTACAAAAAGATAACTTTAAAAGCAATACAGGCAAAGTTATGAGTAATTTTTTCCACTCCGATCAGGTACAAACCGATCTACATTCTATCTTTGAGACCTATCAGGCAATTGCAAATAAAACTAGTCAACTGCCGATGATGTCTAAGGAAGATAAACTAAACCACATTGAAGAATGTAAGGGTCTTATTGATAAACAAAAGACTTTTTACACCCGTCTATCACTCGCTGCCAATGAGGATCCAGAAGCAGCAGACATGAAGACCAGGATCAATGCCCTGTCCAATGCCTTTGGATACAGAGACCTTACCGACTGCATGGAAGCCATGGTGAGGACACTTGAGCAAGCGGCACAACAGGAGATTGACCGATCCTAAATAGTGTGCTATCCTTACAGGGTAGTCACCAATACAACTACACACTAACAATACGGAGAATACGATTATGTCATTCGCATCCCTCAAAAAAGCGGCAACGGCAGGCAGCAGTCTGTCCAAACTGACGCGAGAGATCGAAAAAATCAATCAACCCCAGGCAGGTAGTGGCGCTGATGAGCGTCTGTGGAAACCTGAGATGGACAAGTCGGGCAACGGTTACGCTGTAATTCGTTTCCTGCCTGCTCCTGACGGCGAAGACATGCCTTGGGCAAAGGTCTGGTCCCATGCCTTTAAGGGACCTGGCGGTCAGTGGTACATCGAAAATTCCCTGACCACTCTGGGCAAGGAAGATCCCGTTTCTGAATTGAATCGCACTCTTTGGAATTCTGGATCCGACTCTGATAAAGAGATCGCTCGTGCTCAGAAACGCAAACTGTCTTACTACGCAAACATCTACGTTGTTGCTGATCCTGCACACCCCGAGAATGAGGGTCGTGTATTCCTTTATAAGTTTGGTAAGAAGATCTTTGACAAACTCGCTGAAGCAATGCAACCTGCATTTGCTGACGAGACTCCCATCGATCCCTTTAACTTCTGGACTGGTGCTGACTTCAAACTGAAGATCCGTAAGGTCGAAGGTTATTGGAATTACGATAAGTCTGAGTTTGCTTCTCCTAGTACTCTTGGTGACTTCTCGGATGACAAACTGGAAGCAATCTGGAAGCAAGCATACTCCCTCTCTGAGTTTGAGGATGCTAAAAACTTCAAGACCTATGAGCAACTGAAAGCACGTCTTGATCTGGTGCTCGGTAAGACTTCCCCTCGTCCCTCTGCTCCTGTCTTCAATGAAGAGGAAGAAGAGGTTGTGGCAAAACCTATGCCATCCGAATCATGGGGTCGTGAGGTCTCTGAGTTTCGTGAGAAAGCAGTCGCATCTTCTCCTGTAGATGATGACGATGATGCTCTGTCCTATTTCGCTCGCCTCGCTGAGGAAGACTGATGAAACTACCCAACTGGCAACACCATTCTAAAAAAGAAGCAAAGCGCACCCTGAAACCTCAGGCACTGCGCCAGGCAAAGAAGCGTCGTGCTGCTCTCAAAGCAAAACTACTCGCCTCTACGGTGGCGCTAGTTGGGTTTGCTTCTCCTGCTCAAGCAGTTACATGGGGTGAGTTTTGGGAACCCTTCCAGAGTGACCATCACCACCATTATTATGCACCACGTCCCCGTCCTATGTGTGAGCAGAGAGAGTATCGGGAAGTCCGTGATTCCAGAGGACGCTTTGTAGAATACTACTATGAGACTGTCCTGGTTCCATGCCGTAGAAAATATAGGGACCATCACTGACCCCCCCCCTAACCTAAATTGACCCTAGAATACCAAAATGGCAGGAAAAATTTCCCGCCAAAAAATTGGTTTCTGGGGTTTTTTAGTATCCAGTAGACCCACCAGTAGACCCACCAGTACTTGTAGTGTTACTGTTGATGCTTACGGAAGTTGAAGTGCCAGATGTTGATGATGTGGAGGTAGTTGCACTTGAAGCACTCAATGAAGCAACCGTAGGACCATAGTCAAACGATGTAACTGCCTGCCCAATAGCACTTGCCCTCCTGTCGGTCTTGTAACTTCTCTCGTTAAAGTATTTGCTAGTGGTAGAGTTTGGAGACTTCTTATTGCCTTGAAGATCGATCTCTGGATGTGGTAAGTATTGTACGATATCTCTAAACTTCTCTACAATAATGTCTACGATACCAGGAGAGGGTAATGAGATGATTCTTTTCTTCTCATTTAGATTGGTTTCATACTCTGCATTGGTTATTGGATAGATCGAATCTTGCTTACTTCTGATAGATCCATCAGGCATAGTAACTCTATAGGATTCATTGACTTCGATACCTTCATCAACTAATAGAGTGCCATCTGATAATTCTATTTTGTTTGTTTCCCAATGGTGAATCTCATCTGGATTATCGTATTTGCTAATGATGTATTGATTTAGATCACTTGTACTCTTTGGCCATTGGGTATATGGATCTGTAATGTTATTGGTTATAAGGACTAACCAATCTAACTCTGGTTGACCATACATGATATTTGCAACCATATCAGGACGCATGTCATCAGTTAGATAGAAACTTTCAAAAGCAGTAATATACTTTTCAAGTTTTGCATCTAAGTAAACACGTCGAAAGATATTCTTGGTTAATCTATAACCAAACTTTCCGTTTGCTTCTTCTACGCCAACGTATACATTAGGGAAGTATGTGAAATAGTTTGACATTAGTAACCTATTGCGATATCTGATTGAGTTAGAATCTTAGTCTCGGCAAAGTCAATGCTAATTTCAACAGCAGGGACAAAGATTTGTGCTGTGCTACCAGTTGTTGCTGATAGATTTAAGATTGCATCCTTGAAGGATACATACTGACCATCTGGTGTGTAGTTTACGCTAATGTTTGTGCAAACACAGGGTTGGAATTTGTAGTGTGGTAACTTAGAAATCGTATCCGAATCAGTATCTAGTCTGACAAACTCTAGAAGGAATCTATCGGGCACTTCTAAGTATGCACCTGTAGAAGTGAAACTAGATAGCGTAGCAGATGATGCTGAGGCTGTAGAAGTACCTAGAGCAGCATCAGTAGCAGCAAGTAAATTTGTTATGCTAGACATATCTGCATTGCCATACTTGGGCATTGCACCCATCTTCAAATAGAAGATGATATTCAAAATCTCTTGCGCTTCTCTTTGGTTGTGAGCAAACATTTTAAAACTGAATGAATGCTGACGGAAACTAACACCATTAAATACTTGCTCGGTAAATGGATTCATGATCCTACCTGAGGTTAGTGCCTGAAGAGCAGTAGGATCACCAGATCCAGCTGTTAGACCAGCACTTCCTGCGAGAGCATTAATAGCAGATGCTCCCTTCTTATATGCAAACTCTGGAAGAGCGGCAGCAGCTGCTGCTTCCAACTGTTTTTTAATGTTTTCGGCATTGATTGCTCTACCCTGAGTAGCACCACCAACTTGTCCAACTAATTGAGCACCCAACACACCAGCAGCACCCATATCAACTGTGCTAAAGTTTGCGTTGTATGCAGTAGACAGTTGTTGAGGGATATTGAGGTAGATTACTTGATCATTGAGATCTCTTGCTACTTGGTTACTTGGTAAGTTTTCTCCACCATAACCGCTCTCAGTACCATAATTAATTCTAAACCTTTGTATTTTAAGGTAGTCAATTCTACCTGTAGGTGCATCGGCACTTTCCAAATAGTTACCTGAAACTGGGGCTCTGTATGGATATCTCAGTGCCGTTGATGCCATGTGCCTAAATACTATTACAGTACTATACAATGTTATTTATGAGGTATCAAGGACGTTACACTCCCAACTTCCCTCGTAAGTACAAAGGTGATCCCAAAAATATAATTTATAGATCATCGTGGGAATATAAATTCATGAAGTGGTGTGACATCACACCTTCTGTTGAGGAGTGGGGCAGTGAAGAAATCATCATCCCATATATCTCTCCTGTCGATGGTAAAAGACATAGATACTTTCCAGACTTTTATGTAAAGATAGGAAACAAAAAGTATCTAGTTGAGGTGAAACCACTAAGGCAAACAAAAGAGCCTAAGGCACAACAAAGAGTGACTAAAAAATATATTAATGAGGTTGTTACTTGGAGTGTCAATCAAGCAAAGTGGAAAGCAGCAGAAGAATTCTGTAAAGATAATAATTGGGAGTTTATGCTCATCACCGAAAAGGAATTAAAGATCTAACATGGAACTTAGTACAAGAAGAGTAGGAGCTCCCAGGACAAGACTATCTGAGTTTTCGTCTTGGTTTAAGGGCAATGATAACCACCCCAGTTATGCTAACAGGTGGTCGGTACAATTTACGACTCCTCGGATCCTAAGACCTGGGACATATCTTCCTACCAATAGATTTGATTTGGGTGAGTATAACAATAGAAACTTATTGAATTTCTATGCTGACAATGTGCAACTTCCCAGTAAGCAGGTAACTACTGGTAGTTACACTGCAGTTGGATCGACATATAACTACGCTACATCATCCACCTTCAGTCAAATTAGCATGGACTTTATTGTCCCTAGAAATCAAAAGACTAGGACGCTATTTGAAAGATGGATTAGTGTTATGTCTAGTGATGCTAACCAGTATACAGACTACTATGATAATTATGTTTGTCCCAACCTATACATCTTTAAGTGGGAGAGAGGTGGGGGACCAGAGTTTGAGATTCCCGATTCATTTAGGGCAATCTTAGAGGCTCTGGGTATTAATGAGGATGATGTTACTAAATTCAAAGACGATCAATTAGTTGGTATCTACGACATCCGTAACGCATTCCCATACAACATTGGATCTTCTCAACTGACTAATGCTCAGGCGTCACTACAGACTCTGAATGTCAGTTTCTATTATGAGAGATATAGATTCTATGGTCCTAGCAATGTTGACGACAGAGGATACCAAAGAACCTTTGCTGGATCTGAAAGTGCTACTGCTAATATCTCAATAGATCAGCCTCAGGCTTCAACCTAAGGCATAAATAAAAATACTGAGTTGAAATTTCTATGGCATTACCTAAGTTAAATGTACCCCAATATAATACTAAACTACCATCTACAGGTGCAAGAGTAAAATTCAGACCTTTCCTGGTTAAAGAGGAGAAACTTCTCTTCCTCGCTATGGAAAGCGGTGAGCAACAAGACATGATCGATACAATCAAACAAATCATCGAGTCTTGTACTGATGTTAAAGGTGTAGATAAGTTATCTACATTTGATATTGAATACCTCTTCCTTCAGATTAGGACAAGATCGGTGGGTGAAAATGTTGAGGTTACTGTTACATGTCCTGATGACAATGAAACAACTGTGAAGGCATCTATTCCTCTAGATGCTATTGATATTAAGAAGGATCCTAAACATAAGAGAGAAATCAAACTTGATGATGAAACTATTCTGACCATGGGATATCCCAGTCTGGATATGTTTGTGAAAATGAATTTCACTGATGAGAATATGATTGATCAGGTCTTTGACCTTGCATCATCTTGTGCAGAAACTATCACAGATACTAATCAAGTGTATTCGTGTAAGGATGCTTCTAAGGATGAGTTGAAAGAATTCTTTGAAGGTATGAATTCAAAACAGTTTGCTATGATTCAAGAGTTTTTTGATACCATGCCCAAACTTAGTTATGAATTGAAAGTGGTCAATCCAAATACACAAAAAGAAAACACGATTCTTCTTGAAGGTCTTGCTGCTTTTTTCGGATAGCCCTTCTACATAATAATCTTCGGAATTATTATGAATCTAACTTTGCTCTGATGCACCACCACAAATGGCCAATGGATTACATTGAAAATCTAATGCCATGGGAGAAGGAGATTTATGTTAACCTTCTCATTCGTTATCTAAAAGAAGAAGAACGACGTTACAAGGAGCAACAGAATCGCTAATGGCTAAGATACAAGCATATAAGTTTGTTAGTACGGGAGTAGCAGATGCATCTCGCTTTGCTTCCGTACGTGCCGCTGCTGCTCCTATCACTGCCATCAATAATATCGGCAAAACTGTAGAAGGGATTGGCAATGTCATTGGCGATCTTAATTCGATTGCTAAAGGTACTCTAGCTGCTCAAGCAAAACAGAATGAGCAAGCGAGAAAAAGATTAAGACAAGAGAGAGATAGGGCTGCAGAAGCGAGACAGGAAGCAGCAACGAGTAAGTTAAAAACTAGGAAGCGTAACAAAGATAAGGACGAGGAGAAGGTAGCAAAACCAAGTTTCCTCGATAAACTTAAGGATACTATCTTACAATTCCTCAATCCATTTACATCTTGGTTTAAGTTACTAGCGTCACTAGTCATTGCTAAGGGTGTGTTTGATCTCCTTACTGATGAGGAGAAGAGAAAGAAATTTTTAGAAACATTTGAGAAGGCAAAGTGTGTCTTCGGTAAGATCTTTAATTTCATTAAAGGATCTATAGAAAAAGTATGGAGTGGTTGGCAGAAGTTAACTGGTAATGAAAGTGGTTTTCTAGATCGTCTTGGTGGTCTAGGTGAGCTGCTGCTAGGACTAACAGGTCTGTGGATTGCATTCAATCCTCTTAAGGCATTGAGGGGTCTCTTTAATCTTGTCATGGCGGGTGTTGATGCACTCTTCAACAAAACGCCAAAACCAAAAGTTACCGATCCAGATGCAAAACCAAAGGTAACACCTACAGATACTCCTGATGCTCCTCCTGCCAAGCAAAAGAATTGGTTGCAGCAAAAAGCAGACGATGCACTTGCATTCTTAGACAAGAAAGCAAAGCAAGCTTGGGGACTGACATCTGACTGGGCAATTAAAGCATACAAGGCACTTCCTGAAGGAGTTAGAAAGAAGTGGGAAGCAATTGCTCAACTTGGTAAGAAACTTGCAAAGCGAGGTGCCGAGTATGGGACTAAGTTTGCTAATAAGGTAGGAGATGCCAAAAAGTTTGTTACTGAAGGAATTTCTAGTTTAGGTACAAAGTTTAAGGACTTTGCTTTACAGAAAATACTTGCTCCAATCAAAACTTTATTTGAGCCATTAGTATCTAAGATTAAAGGCATTGGTAGTAAAATTACTGATGCCTTGATGGGGTCCCCTGTTGGCAAACAGATCGGAGAAGCATTGAAGAAGAAAGGTATCAACGGCATTGCTGATGCTGGAAACATTCTTAAGAAGGTTGGTGGTGCTGCTCTACCTGTTATTGGTGGCGTAGTTAATATGCTATTTGCTTATGATCGATTTGCAAATGGCGATCCTTTCGGTGGACTTTTAGAAGCATTATCTGCTGGTTTTGATTTGTCTGGTCTTGCTGGATTTGTCCCTGGTCCTGGCATCTCAATGGGCATTGATGCGTACATGTTTGCTAGAGATTTAGTGCCTGGCATTCAGCAGTATGAAGAGAAGATTATCGATGGCATTCCTGGTGCCAAAGAGATTGGCAATAAGATGAAAGAGATTGGTAAGAAGTTACCAAAACTAGGCGACTTGGTGATGCCAAAGGCACAGGAGAAAGCAGCAGGCGGTATTATTGCTGGTGCTAAATCCATCATTGGATTGGGTAAGGGCACTGGTGATATGTGTGCCAATACAACCAGAGCAGCATTGAGAGCAGCAGGTCACCCCGCTGCAGCCAAACGTACTCAGATTGGTGACCTAGACACTCCCAAAGGCACCAAATATAATGGACCCGACTTTGCAGCATCTTTTGCTGGAACTGATATGGGTAAGGTTATTACCAATAGATCAGAGATGCAAGCAGGAGACCTACTCCTGTGGAGAGCAGACAGAGATATCAATCCAGCAAAAGGTATCTTGAAAGGTGCTGTTACACACGTTGGTATTGCTGCTGATAAAGGTGCTAAGCATCAATATGATCACAACAGAAGTAGGGGTTTCCATTACAGACCTTTCTGGGATTCTTATGGCGGCACTAGTTGGTTTGCTGGTGTTAGACTAGGTGGATCTGGGGGCACACTTCCCCCCTCTGCAGGCAATGAAGGATCTGATGATGGTGCCAATAGCACAGGTACATCTGGTGGTACTTCTGTGCAGTCTCAATCACTCAAAGATCCGAGAGAAGCATTTGCAGATTTTGCTTCCAAACTGACTGGTGTTGATGTAAGTAAAGCATTCCAGACAGAAGAGAAGGCAGCAGCATCAACACTGACCCCATCATATTCCGACACGGCAACTCTTGGAAAGTATGATTTCTCTCAGCAGTTTGCTATGGATCAGCAAGATCAATTCATACCATTCCCAATCGTATTTGATAAGGCAACACCAGTCTTTATAACACAACCAATAAATATTGATACAAAGATTGTTTATGGCAGCAAGTCTTCCTTCTTAGATAAGTAATGGCAACTGTAAAGAAAAACTCTAAAATAGATCTCTACAAGTTTGTTGCTGCTCCGAAACCAAGAGCATCATCAGGTGGAGGTAAGGAGGCATCTAAAGAAGTTGCCATGATCCAAGTCTTTCAGGTGCAGACTAAAGCAATCAACAACCTTGGTGCTAGTCTAAACTCTATTGCTAAGTCATTCACTCAGTTTAGAGAAACTCAATACGCAATCTTTAAAAACATTGAGGCACAAACAAAGTCTGGATTCAATCCAGTCTTCAACTTACCTACTGCTCCTCAAGGTGGTGGTGCTGAACCAAAAGAACAGAAGAGACTTGTACCTCCTAGTTGGTTAGAGTCTATCTTTGATCTTATTAAGGGCGTCATTATGGGAGTCTTAGCAGCAGGTGCTGTTAAGTGGTTAAGTAATAAAGAGAATAGAGAAAAGACTAAGGAAGCATTAACAAAACTTTTCGATATTCTTGGTAAGATCACAGACTTCTTTGGCACTGTTGCATACCATGCTATTGATGGACTGTGGCAACTTCTTTGTAATGAAGATGCAAGTTGGTTAGATAAGTTTGGTGGATTTGTCAAAGGATTTGTTGCACTGGGCACGGGTCTCTTGGCAATCCGATGGTTAAAAAATCCCATGAAGATCCTTAAGGACTTCAAGGGTGCTTTTAATGGACTTAGCAAATCATTATTTGATGCTGGCAAGTCACTTAAAGGTAGACTTGTTAAAGGTGGATTGCTTGCGGCAGGTATTGCTGCAGCTGCATGGGCAGCAAACGAGATGTTTGGCGATAAAGGTGGTGATAAAGAACCTGAATTCAAAAAGGGAGGTAGATTACCTCAACGTGCTAGAGGTGGATTTATTCGGGGTCCTCAGTCTGGTTATCCTGTATCTCTAGATGGTGGTAGATCTACAGCATTCATTGGTCATGGTACAGAATACGTTGCACAGAAAGCAAACGGTGGTTTTGTAATCCCCATCGATACTCCAGCAACTAGGAATAATCCTGGTCTTATGGGCAGGAGAGTGGGCGAAGCAGGTCGCATGGGATATGATCTCGGCGGGATGTTTGATAAACTTCCTGGATATGCTAAGGGTGGCAGTGTTAAACCAACCAACAATACAAACTTAGAAAAAGAAACTCAGAAAGGCACTAACACTGGATTGTCAGGTGGTGGTGAGTCTGCTGTTATTGCTGCTGGTAAAGCAATCCTTAAGAAAGGATTTACAGTTGCTGAGCACCCTAACTTTAAGAAGAATAGTCATAGCGGTAAAGGTGCTAATACTGGAAAGGGATTTGTAAAGGAAGGTGGACAAAGAGTTGGTGGTCACTCCAGAGGATCTGCTCACTATAAGAATCTTGCGATTGATGTTACTGACTGGAGAGGTGGAGACTGGAAAGGAAGGACTGTACAATTAGCAGAGCAAATATATAAAAACAGGAAGAAGTTAAAGGCAACACAAATTATCCATGACCCCTGGGGATCATGGTTTGCAGGTCAGTCTAACAAAGGTGGTGCCATCGGTGGTCACCCAACACACTTACACCTTGCGTTTGCTAAAGGTAACGGTGATTCCACTGCAGGATTGACAAGTGGCACAAAAACTGGTGGCGGTGGTAACTATAGTATTAAACTAGCAAAGTTGCTAGCAAACTATGAAGGTATCCGAGAGAATGCCTATAAGGATGCTATCCATGGATGGAAAGTACCTACAATTGGTATTGGTGCCACATACTATCCAAAGGGATTCCGTCTTTCTGGAAAAGTTAAGAAGGGAGATAAGATTACTAAAGAAGAAGCATATTGGATTAAGTCTAAACATATTGATGAGCACAGACAAAGACTTTATAAAGAAGTAGGTAAAGCAGAGTATCAAAAACTTCCCGACAATGTAAAGGCACCGTTAGAATCTAAGGTATTCAACTACGGTAGTCTTGGTAGCACTCTGGTCAACCTAATCAAAGATGCAAACAAAAGTAAAGACTATAGCAAGATTGCTGCATACTTTAAAAATACACTAGCTAAACACGACAACCGTGTTAATGACTGGAGAAGAACTGATGAAGCAGGCATCATCGAAACTGGAAAGAGTAAGCGAGTAGGAATTGCATTTACTGGTGAAGGATCTGGAGACTCTGGTGATGATATTGATTCTGAAACTGGTGATGACCTGAATGTCGATGGAGAAGAGACACAAACTGCTCAGGAACTTAAGGACCCAAGAGATGCATTTGCAGGTTTTGCTAAGAGTTTACTTGGGGATAAGTATACTGAGGATATGAATCCCTTCAAAGCAACTGAAGGTGCTGCAACTGCAACTAGTACAGATACACCATCTGCTCCTTCCCCTGGCGATGGTAGGGAGAAGGCAACTCCTGGTCAACCTTCTGGTGCTACATCCAGCAGTCCTACTGCAGCGAATCTAACCTCACCTCCTGGTGCTCTGGCTGCTGGTCAGAGACCCGACAAGTCCCTCTCTGCCTCTCAGTGGAGGACTCAGCAGGCAGCAAGGTCTGAGGCGTCTGCACAGGGTCTGACGGGCGCTGCAAGGGATAGATATATTGCTGGCAGGGTGATGGGTCAAATCCCACCTCCTGCTGGTGCTCTTGCTGGTGCTCCTGGATCCTCTTCTATCATGACAAATGCAACCACTGCATCTGTTAATGCAAAAAGTGATAGACTAACTACTGCTCGCCAAGCAGTAGCAGCAGTTGCTCAACTGACAGAAGTACAGAATGCTGAGACTCAACAGGTCGCAGCACAAGCACAACAGCAAGCAACAAAGGTTGCTCAGCAAGCTAAACCTAAGGAGCAATTTATACCAACTGGCGGCGGCGATACTAAAAAATCGTTGATTGCACAACTCAACCCTGCGGGTAATATCCTAAGACAATTCTAATACCATGGCAATTAACAGAACTAATACAACTGACTCTAAGATCACTGTAAAGATCTATAAGAATGGTAGTGTCTGGGAAAACTCTGACGGTGTGTCAGATCTTGGTGAGTTTGTTATGGCATTCACTGTTGAAGAAGCAATTGATAGTCCCACTATTGTTGGTGAGTTGATTCTGCAGGACGCTGCTGGTCTCGCTAATAGATTGACTGGATCTGAAAGGTGGCAAATCACTCTTGACACTGGTACTAAATCTACAAATGAATCTTCTCAAAGCACTTATAATTTAAGAGCATATAACATCGAATCTAGAGCACGTCAAGGATCTGCTGAAGGATATATCATTCAATTGGTATCTTATGAGTTTTTGATTAATGAATCCTTATCTCTCTTTGGTTCTTCTGAAGTTATCTTTACTGGTGGGCAGAAGTCTAATCAGATTGTAGAAAACATCTTGCGTGGCAATGCAACTGGTGGTGCCATGACTCAGAAAAGATTGTTTGCAGAGAAAACCCAGAATGATCAAAAGTTTGTTGCTTGTAACTGGAGACCTTTTGATACAATCTATTTCTTAGCAAACAGATCTATCAGACAATCATCTGCAGGATCTCAATCCCAGAATGGATTTATCTTCTGGGAAAATATAATGGGATATCACTTTAAATCTATTGACCAGATTATTGCTGATATCAATGCACAGGGGACCAATGACAGTAATCCTGCAAATGGTACTGCAAGGATGTATACTTATTCATACCAGCCTAAGAAGGCAGGTGATGAAGATTCTGACTCATATCGTATTGATTCGATCACCTATCCAGAAGATAGAAACTTCCTTCAGATTATGAGAAATGGATCTTATGCTGGATTTTCCACAGCATTTGATCCTAGTAAGTTTAGTAACTCAAAGTTGTCTGTAGAGAATAAGCAAAGTCAAACACCACAGGTATATGACATTGAAGAATTCTGGAATAGCATGGAGCACCTTGACAATGTGCAGTGTCCTGTGTCAACATACGATGATGATGTGAAGCAGATTGTGAAATCTAAGAGAAGAATCAGGTACACTCCACTTCCTAATAGATTGTTTGATCCTAAAGGACAATCAAGCGCCCAATCTGCTAACACTCAGAATCTGGATGAGTTACCTTTCCTAGATGCTTATAAACATTTAAGAGTTAACTCTTTCAAATCGACTAGACTGATCATCAACATCCCTGGAAACTTAGATCTTTATGCTGGGTATGGAATTACAGTCAACATTCCTAACACAAAGGCATCTGGGTCTACAGTAACTAAAGATCTTAGATACAGCGGTAAGTATTGCATCGCTGGTGTCAAACATAGATATACAGACAGCGTGTTATTTACTGAGTTGTTACTGTACAAGGATGGTGTTAAAACTTCTTGATAAATAGTATCATAGGAATACAAAGCAATGGAAAACATCGACGCACACATCAAATTAGACAGACAAATCCTTGATGACCCTCAGACATCGCCTCAGGCAAGAAGGCATACTGAGGAAGAGCTCTCTGCATTAGAGCAATACAAGGAAAATCATCCTGGGGATACACATGATCCCACATCGCTAGAACTTTATTGTGATTCCAATCCTGAAGCACCAGAATGTTTAGTTTATGACGACTGATTTTGATCATTACCTTTTAGGTCTTTATAATAACAAAAAGCAAGCACAATCATCTCCAACTCTTTTCCCTCAAGTGTTTATCTTGTGGGAAAAGACGGAAGATGGTTTTTATCACTCAAAACAGTGGTATAGATCCGAAGGACCAGACAAACCTTATCGAGAAGGGTATCATAAACTGGTAGAGGTCTCTGATACAGAGATCATCATGGAAAACTATACTAAGGACTTTACAAGACGATCCCAATGTGATATGATATTCACATACAACGGGAGCGGATGGGATGGCAAATTAATTGGCGATGAATGTATTGTACGTGGCAATGCAAGAGTCATTGCTGAAATACATCTAGATAAAGAGGGTTTAAGAAGTCAAGATAAAGGTTTAGATCCTGATGGTAACCTAGTTTTTGGTGGAATCGGGATGTATCATTTCAAACGAGGGAGATTAGCGCAGCGGTAGCGCAGCTGCTTTACACGCAGTTGGTCGTTGGTTCGAATCCGACATTTC